CCACCTTCTAAGCCAGTATATGAACTTGAATTGAAATCACTTGAATTGGTTACAGAAAGACCATAGGATAAATAACCTGTAATTGGTGATTTCTTTTTACAACAAGAAGTTGAATCTGTTTGTGCAAATGTTACAGTACTGATTAGGCAAATTAATGCGATTGTTAATAATTTTTTCATTTTATTCGTTTTAGTAAATTAATTCGGGAACCATTTCCCTTGTGGTGTTGTCTTTCAATAAGACTCTGTATTTAACATAGTAGTTGTACTTCCCACCACCAATCAGTACATCTTCTATTACCACCCTTGACGAATCGTTCTTCAGATAAACCATATCACCAATCTTATGTTTCAATTGGTTTGTGGCTTCATCACGATGAATCATCGCTTGGGTAAGTGCTTTGTATTTCGATAATTCACCATTCGCTTTATTTAACGAGTCAATTTTTTGACTAGAAAAAATGTTTTCAAGTGTTTTATCATTTAATTCTTTTTCGTGTTTCTGGCGTTCCTCAACGCTACTTTTAATCGCACCTACAAGGGCTGAATAATACAACCATAAAAGACCAATCGTTAAAAGTATACCTACACCGTAGAATATGTTCTTTCTCATTATGCTAATTTCTTAGATGTAAGTGTTTTTGCCATTTCTTCAATTTCTTGACAAGATTCAAGCGTATCACAAGTATTCTTGTCTGGTCTTAATTCAGTTACCGATGGATGTTGTGTTGACCACCCTTTATCAGTCTCAGAAAGACCGCAACATCTGATTTCAACAATAGTCCCCATAAGTTCTTTTTGTCTTGCAGTGATGTCAGCCATCATTTCTTCGGTCATACCAGCTGGGGCTGTTTTTAATTTACCACACTCTGACTCTAATTCAAGTACCGAAATAACATTTTCGTTCTTGGTTCCTTTGGTACCATATTTGAAACCAACGATTCTTAAATCCATTGACATTTCAAGTTTCATCTTGATTTGGTATGTCGGCTTACCATCTTTCCAACCAGCCTCAGAAGATTTAATGATTGTTCCTTCAAGACCTCTTTTTTGTGCATCTAAGAAGTGTTCAATAGCCTCAGCATAAGTTGTGATGTAGCGTGTTTCAACTACTTCAACTTGTTCAAGTTTATGATTTCTTAAATTGTGTTCTAAGTTTGTGAACCTATTAGCATAAGGTACGTCTGACTTAGCATCAAAATATTCTTCAACAGTAATCTTATCCCATACTGTGAAACGCATTTTATCTAATGCTTCTTGCCAACTACCATGTTTTTCTTCGAAAGCTTCTAATTTCTTTTGTGTTTCCTCTGGTGTACGGCTATTGGTATTCTCAAGTATATCCATAATTGAGTTAACCATACCATTAGCAATGGTTCTCTTGTAACCATCAATGGTTAACTCACCATTAAGTACACAATCATCAAGCTTAGATAATTCATTTAAAAATTTAGCACCAGTTAATGTTGATACTTCACCTTGTCTTGAGATTAACTCAACTTCGTTACTTCTGATGATAGCATTTCTGTAAGTCCCATCAGCCTTAATCTGTGAGATAACGACCTTACGTTTTTCAAATAACTTAAGTGCTCCTTTCTCAGAGAACGACTTAGCACCTTGATATGGTGTTTCTTCGATAAGCTTTGGTATAATCTTGTTAATACCAGAGTCCATACCGATTTTTAAATCCTTACCAATGATACGCTCAATAACGATAGCATCATCTGTTTCACAAGTTCTTAATATTTCTTTTAAGTGTTGAGTAGCCTCAGCACCAGTAACCTTACGGCTAGATAACAAATCTAAAGCCGATAACGCACTTTCAAGTGTTAGTGTTTGTGTGTGAGTTGCTAAACGACTATACTCTGGTATCTGTTTAATATAAAACTTGACTCTCGGAGAGTGTGCTAGATAAATTACTTTTTTAAGTAATTCATTGTCTTTATGCTTGGCTAATTCTTTGCCTTTATCGTTTTTACCGCTGATAGCAGCGATTGTATTTAAGATGTGTCTAATACTCATAGTTATTTTATATTTTTATTTGAATTTATTAACTGGACATTCATCAATTAATTCTTTAACCCACTCAACAAAAACTTTTTGTGGTTTCATTTTTTTATTAGTCATAGTACTGTGTTGAATACTCATACCCCTCATATAAGATTGACTACACATAGCCTCAACTTCTTTTTTATTAAATGTTCTTTCCATAGTTGTTTTATTTTGTTTGACAAAGGTAAGTAATTAATTTGATTCTACCAAATTTATTTTCAATAATTTATCTAAATGACTCCACATAAGTCGAGCATCTAATGGTGTGTTTAAAAATAAAGCACCTTTAAATTCTTCGTATTCTTTAGCATACATATCAATCTTACCGCCATGCTCAATATTAGCAATTCTATCAGCTAACTTAAGAATGATAGCATCTGGGTTACCAGCAGTCTTAGGTAACGTCTTTTCTTTTTTCTCTTTACGAGTTCTACCTAATTCATCAGTAACACAATAAACCATTTCAGCTATATCAATACCAAAGTGTTTTTTAATATCGTTAAATGATATACCATCATCTTCGATACTATCATGTAGGTAACCAGCAACGATAAATTTACCAGAGTAACCAAAACGCTTGATTACATCAACAACATCATCCAAGTGTTTTTCATATGGGAATATTTCATCATATGATTGGTTTGAATGTGCTTTAACGGCTACCATTCTAGCTTCTTTGTAGGTTTTTTCTGTGTATTTCATATTGTTTTATTTTCAAAAAATGATTTATTTAGCATTGGGTACTTTTCAAGTATCTTCGGAGCTTCTTGTTTGAAGATAGAACTTTCTTCAGCCCAATCTCTATCTACTGGTACACCACCCCATATAAGTTCACAAATGAATTTATATTGTTGAGTATCATAAGGTCTTTTACGGTCTATTTCCAATAATTGGCTTAGCTTCATATGCAAAGGTACTAATTAATTTTTTAACCACCAAATAAATTTTTAAATTTTCCAGCGTCAAAAGCTTCGTTCCCATCAGAATGTTCATCACAACGTGTCTTAAGCCATTTACCTGTTCTGAGGACACCAACTTTACCACATAACTCACAAGTGCTGTACGATAATTTCTCATACTTTGAAATGACATCATGACCATTTACTGGTGGGTTCTCTACGTAGAATCTAAGACCACCAAACTTCTCTTTAATTTGATTTACACGTTTATCCCACCCTAATTGTAATAATTCATCAATTAGATTCTTTATAAGTTCATTCCAACCTTCACCAACCCAACCACCTTCTATGATTGGACCTTTATATTCTCTATAGGTTCTTTCTAATCCACCGATACTAATTAGGTATTTATTAAATTCTTCTTTTGTCATGTTACCAAGAAATATTTGTCCAATCACCATCTTTTTGTAAAGAATGAGATTCAGCTTTGAACCCACGTTTAGCTAATTCTTCAATACAAGTTTTATTTGCGTAAAAATAAACTGTAACTGAAAATTCATTTTTCTTAACAGCTTCTTCAATACGTGTTAAACAACTTTCAAATTGTTTTTGAGCTTCGACACCTAATTGTGTTTCAGCAGTTTTCCTAGCCCATTCAGCTGTTATGTGGTCGTTAATTGCCATATTATAATATTTTATATAAAACTTTATCATCGTAGTTAAGAATGAAATCTTCAACCGATTCTATTTTACCCTCATTCAATCCAAAGTATAAACCACTAAAGTTCTTTACATCGTGCTTAGCACATACTTCAAAAACAGCAGCTGCATACTTCTTCTTTTCTTCTGGCATGATATTCTTTGGTCGTCTTGTCTTCAACTCATCCCATACCATATTTAACTTAGCTACCAAGGCATCATAGTTAGTCTTAAGCTTGTTCATTTCAGCTATACGTTCTGGGAACGTAGCACCAAATTCTTCAAGCTCATTAGCTTTAATTATCACCATGATTTGGTGTTCAGCAGTTTTACCTTTCAAGTGATGTACCGCAACATAAGCTGGGTTCTTTATCTTGATACGATTAAAGTTAGCATCAACTACTACATATCCTTCTTCAGACCATACCATGTTCTCAAATGTACGTAACAATGTACCAACATCCTTAGCGTTTAAATCAAAAGATTTAACAACTGGTAACCCTAAGGTTAACCCAACCATTTCTACATCAGCACGTGATAATTCTTCAAGTGTTGTTAAGTTTCTTATCATTAATAATGATGCTGATGATTCACCATGTGGTTTTACTACAATATTATATGGCGTTGTTAACTCAAATACGTAACAAAATTCAGTTGATAATTGATTAGCATCAAGGTTGTATTTGTCCTTAACAGTCTTCCAAAATAATTGGTTGAATGTAGTTCCCAATTTGTTGTTTACTTCACCTTCACCCTCAGCTGTACCTGTAGTACCAGCAAACCAGGCATACTTGTATTTGTCATAGTATACTTGTATACAAGAACCATCCAACTTTTCTAATACATGTGCAGTTGACCAATCGATTTTAACAGCATTACCTTCTTCGGAATTGAAGAACTTGGTAAATGCTAAAGACATCACACTCCAATCATTCTTATCTAAGATAAGTCCACGACACTCTTGTACCTCTGGCAATGCCATAAGAGTTGGTGACGACAATTGGTCATATTTGAGTAAAATTTTCTCAGAATATACCCTAGACTTTAAGTTAAACTTAGAGATAGCTTTTTCAATACCATAAGTACGTATAAATTCTTGTATCTTTAACATTATAATTTTGTTTAGAATACAAAGGTATGAAATTAAATCGAGATAAACAAATTTATTTTATAGTTTTTTTTATAGTACCATCACTATACATATAAATAATAAGACCAGTAGCATTTTCATTAATTTCTTGACCTAACATATTAATTATCTTTATTAACGTTTTAGGTTTAGTTAAGGTATTATTTTCTATCGATATGATATTAAAATATTCTTTTAAACCATTATAATCAGTTTGAGAAAGACGATAATAATTTATCCCAGTTAAATTATCATTATCATCATAAAAATATGTATTTTGATAAGTGGTTGTTCCAGCACCTTTTATTTGTACGATAAAAACCCAATTAACTCCATCATTTGAACGTTCTAAGGTATAATAATCATTATTTATTTCAGTTGCTGAAACCCAAGTTAAAAAGTTATAGTTTTCTTTCTTTTCACCAGTAAAACTTATCAACTCAATCGGAAGTGGACTGCAAGGTGCTAACTCAATTAAATCAATATCATCTAACCACCATTCTTCACCAGCTGAATTAACTCTACTAGCCAATTGAACACTTAATTGTGTTATACCAACTGGTAGTGTTAGTTCAATCACCGAATAACCATCACCTGTTGCTGTTCTATTACCACCAGCTGTTGGTGCATAAGTAGTGATAGCACCATTAGCTGTTTTAGTAGCAACACCCAATAAATTATAATCCCAATATGCATTTGCATTCCCAGCAATACGCATTTCAGTTATATATGTTGTACCATTATTTGTTGAATACCTTAAGTCTATATAGTCTGCCCCATCAACACCAGCTGTGGCTGCTGTTGGATTTGAAATCCTATATG